GTTTCAATTGGCACGTCATCAGGTATCGTCCATTTACCTTGTTCAACAAGGTCGTGGAGCTTTTCGATTGTAGCAATGATTTGCAACCGCAGGTGACCTGATGATCGCTTCTCCGGCGAGTTTAGTCGCCAGAACAGGAAATGCACAAACCGGCGAATATCCGTTGTGGCTCTGTTTCCAGCATCTGCTGCGCGTAGCTCACGTTGAACAAGTCTGTAGCATTCAGGAAGCTGAGAGAGGTGCCAAGCCACGAACGCCTTGGCAGCGATAGTCGTGCTGCTAACCAGAGCATTCTTGACCATAGAGAGAAAGCTGCGCGAAATGTCCGCATCAAGCTCGTGCATCAGGTTCTGCCACCTGATGAACAGGTGCGGCGTTTCTTCTGCGCGTGATGATCGCCGACGCGCTGGTCTGGCCACGCTTTGATCTCCTTTTGTTCACTAAAGTTCTGTCATGACTAAGGTAACGGGGACAGAAAAAGGTGACAGAGATCAAAGGCGGAACTCTCGCGATCGTGAACAAAAAAGCCGGGCCATTGGCCCGGCTGATTTTAGCTTGGCACCACTCTTAGATGAAGCTAAGCGTGCTGCTGTTTATTCCTACTAACCCAAGATAGTCAGCCGCGTTACCAAGGGAACTCGCGGAATTTGTTAACGCGATGAAACCATACCGGGTAAGGAAGCTTACGACTGGTTCGAAGGTTTGTGGGTCGATGATAACCCCCGAAGAGGTTAGTGGCACATACGGGCAGTAGAAGGCTGCCGCGTCGATGTCATTGCCCTTGTAGCCAATCAACACAGATGCGTTATCGGCCGCATACTGGTTGACATAGACCCGCATGGCGTTGTTTAATGTGCCGACGAACTTGGTGTTGGTCGGAGCCTCGAACACACCCTCAGTGGTGCGGGCGAACGCTGATGTCGTGGCCGACTGGAGAATGGTCAATGCAGTCGGGGAGACCACGCACCAGTTGCCAGCGCCGCGGCGGGTGCGAGCGGCGATCAAGTTGGCCTGACGATTGATCAAGATCGCCAGGGCTGCGTGAACGTCGCCTACGAACGTTGGGGTCCCGGTAATATTGCTCATGTCAAACGTTGACGTGGGCGTGCCGGGTAGCGCCAGGAGGAACGTCAAGATTTCCTGATCAATTTCAGCCGTGATCTCCTGTGCGAGCGCGGCCATAATCTCCGCCTCGATGTCGAGACCCTGCTGAGCCTGCGCGTCCTGTGCGGCCTCGAACGTCCAGCGAGCGGCCAACTTGCGCGTCTTCGCTTCGACCACTTCCTTGAGGATCTGAATGCTCAGACGGTTGCCACCCGTGCCTTCGAGCATCGGGGTCACCGCTGCCGCAGGGGTTGTGACGTTATTGTTGCCGCTATAGAACGATGCAATGTTGAACGGCGACAGCGCTTCGCTACCAGCCGAAGTACCACCACCAGCGGCGGGGATCGTGTCCGCATACCGAACGCGCAGCGTGTGGATCTGCGCCACCGGGCCGACCATGGGCTGCACACCGATGATCTCGTTCGCGATCACGGTTGGCATGACACGACGGATGACCGGCAGGATCACCTTGTTGAGGGTGGCAACGTTGCCGACCGATGTGGCACCGGCCGTGGCCGTCTCGTTCAACTTCATCAGTTCGCGACGGGTATTCTCAAGGACAGTCGCCATGGTCTGCTTCTTGTTAGCATTGGCAGTACCGTCCATGTTGTGGCTCAGATCACGCCCTTCGAGGAGGTGCTCTTTGATCTGATTCCACTGGCTCTCATACAACTTCATAATAGTTGACTCCTAAAATTACTTGATACCGGCGAGCCGGATGACTTGCGCGATATCAGGATCGATTTCCATCGCCTCGGCCTGCGCGGCTTCGGCCAGTCGATTGGCACGCTGGCCGCCAGTGACGACGGTGCTCGGCTTTTCGACCTTCTCGGTGAGCGGAACCTTCTTCGCGGTCGGCTTCTGACGCGCACTCTCATCGAGTACGATCGGCAGAAGTTTCTCGAAGCTGGCACGCAGAGCGTCAGTCTTCACTTGCTCCAACATGCCCTCCATGATGACCCGCTTGTCACCACGGAGATTCGACAGCAACTCGCCCATCACCTTGGTGCGGGTCGCGCGATCCTCAGCGATTCTGGCCTTGCGTACCGCCTGCTGATTCTCTTTGACCGTCTCATCGAGCTTGGCCTTGGCCTCAGCGAGTTCCGCTTCTTTGCTCTCCAGAATGTTCTGTAGCTTGCGAATCTCGGTGCCCTCGGCAAGATACGAGGTCATGAACTCTGCGGCCACCGCCTCGAAGATCCGACGACCGAACATGTTCTGCCGGTTACGCTCTAGATCCTCATGAAGCTGCGCCATCTCTGATTTCAGCGTCTCGTTGATCAGCTTCTCGACTTTGCTCGCTGATTCCTTGACGAAGCGGTTCTGTACATCACGCAGGCGCGCCCGGCTCTCAGCGACCAGTTTGACGCGCGTGGCAACGAGCGCTTTATGATCCTGAGCGAACTCCTTCAGCTCCTTTGTGACTTGTTGCACGACAAACTCATCGATCTTCTGCACCCGCTTAGCGTGATCGGCAGCGAGTGATTCCTTCACCGAAGTGAGCCGGTCGGCATAACTGAGCCGCTCAGACAGAATCGACTTGCGTGCTTCACGCAGCTTGCGAATCTCTTCCTTGAGCTTCTTGGCCACCACGAGACGTGAGGCTGTCACCTGCTCCGCCAGACGCTGCTTGAATACCTTGCGGGATTCCTTGATCGCTTTGCGAAATGCCGTGCGGGCCTCCACGAACTTGGCCGTCTCTGCGACCTTCTCCGTCTCATGCTTGTGAATCACGTCGGCAAGCATCCGGTCGATTGCCTCGACGAGATTCTCTTTGTCGTGATCATAGCGGCGAGCGAATTCCTCGCGCAGCGCCATCTCGGCCTGCTCGCGGACTTCCGCCACCTTCTTATCAAACGCCTCCTGTAACGAGGACAATACTTCCGGAGGAAGCTTGTCACCGCCAAGAAGCTGACTAATATTATCCATCGGACTAATGACTCCTCTGGTCAAATCTTCCATTTTAGTTCTGCAACAGCCTTGAGCATTTCCTCTTTGAGGAAGCGCATCGCCATCGGATCTTGAATCGCGGCATTGGCGAGGTCTTCAATGATGCGACCGCGCTTGGTGTTCAATGATTCATACACTGGCTTCGGGTAAGCATCTGGGGCTGAGGGTCGGGCTACAAGATCGCAGGTGATGAGTTCGAAGCCGGAGACTTCGCCTTTCTCATCGACATTGCCGACGCCGCGACTGGACACCCCCAGTTTGATGCCATCTTCGATCAACGCTCGTGCGATATTGCCGCAAGGGGTGCTGACGATGCGCAACTTGCCCACCCCGTTATTGCCATCCATCCACATGTCGGTTATCGCATGCGATACCCGTTCCAAGTTGATGGTCAGTTCTTCGGGATGGTCTAACTCACCGCAGATACTGTTACCTTCACGCAGTTGCTTAGTAATCGAGTTGACAGCCTTGGCAATTTCGCTGATCGGATAAACCCTCTCATTGAAGTTCTTTACACCCCCCTGAATGAAGATACCCTTCATGTAAAGGTTTCTGCCTTTACCTTCGGGAAGTTCTTCATGCTCGACCATGCACTGGGCTTGTGAGAATGACAGATGTTCTCTGAGCAGCATCAAGGCTCTCCAATCGGCTCACTTACTTGCTGGGCTTGCCATCAACGATCGACTTGGTCTTCGGCCGATCAGTGAAGTCATGGTTCAGCTCAGCACTCGCGTCACCCTTGGCAGGGACGCTCTTGAGCTTCTTCACACCTGCATCGTTGTTGCGCGCCTTGACGTTGATCTTCTTCGAAGACGGTGGGGTCTCCCGCTCAAAACTATCGTTGTGTGCATCGCCCTCAGCCTTCACCATGAACGGCTTGGCCTGTTGCCAGCGCTGATCCGCGGGATGATTCGGCAAGTTGTCACCGTGGTTGGTGCTGACGCTGCCGCCACCCGATCCTACGGTCTTGCCGTCACTGTTGCCGGGAGCCGCGATGCGATCAAGCTCCGACAACACAGACTCGGTGATGTCCTCAAGCATCTCGTCGTCTTCATCGACTTCCGCCTCTTCGGCTTCGGCCATCTCGTGCTCCGGCTGATGCTCATCGCCCATGTCCGAGCCAAGCCGATCGGCAATATCGGATGGCTCTTCGCCGCCCATGCCCATGTCAGTGACGTCCTCATCACCTTCCATGTCGGCCGCAGGCTCATCGAGGCCCTCGTCGCCCATGCCTTCGTCGCCAAGATCGTCAAGACCACCCTCGTCACCGAGTTCCTCGTCGTCGAGACCGTCGTCGGAATCCATTTTCGCCATCAGGCGATCAAACTCAGCGGTCAGCTCATCGAGCTTCGCTGTCATGTCGTCTATCTTGCTGGACAGATCCTCGTTACCAGCTTCGAGGTCTTCGTCGCCAGCGAGGTCCATGTCTGCTTCGCCTTCGTCACCGACGACATCCGGCATCTCGCCATCGGCACCATCCATCGGTGCTTCGGTGCCCGGCTCAGCAGCCATCTCGGCATCCGCATCGCCCTCGCCCTCGAAGTCGTCGCCTTCGTCCTCGTCAGCGACATCATCGCCGTCGAAGTAATCCTCCTCACGAATCTCGGTCGCCCAATTTTCGTTTAGCTCGACGTCTTCACCCTGACGCAGTCCCTCGTGGATTTGCCGCGCCTTCTCGACAATAAAACGATGGAAGAGCGCCTCGGCCTTGTCCTGGTCACCGTTCAGAATCGATACGATGGCCTTCTCCAATAGGTTTCTCACTTTAACTAACTCCCAATGGTTGCTATTGAGTTGCAAAGCATCGGGAATTATTTACACAGAACGGTAACAAACTTATCTTTAACGTTGAAACCGTGTCGTTTTGACATGCAAACGGACACACACCCGGTTGACAAAACGGGAACTTTGGTGGATTCTCCCCCAAAGGGGGTGCTATGCCGAACATTCGACTTTACCGAGTGGGGGTGATTGACGGCCTGTTGCGCGGCCAACCCACCGTGCTGATCAGCTACTACGCGACCTTGGCGACCTCACCGCATGAAGCTGTCCAAGCGGTTGCCGAGGAGCGACCGCTGGTGCCGCAGGACACGCTTTTTGCGGAAGAACTCGATGGTCGCACCGCATTGATGCCGACTGAGCGGCGGAACACAGAACAGCTACGCGATTTGAAGAGCGGTAAAGAGTTGTTCTCCGCCGCTGATCTCAAGAAACAGCCGATTTAGAAGCTAGGACCACCCATCCCGCCGCCCATGCCGCCCTCGGTCTCGTCGGGGATGCCGTACATCAATTCAAGCACATCCTCGCGCTGCAACTTTTCCAGCTTCTTCATCGCTCGAATGTGCCGCAAACGCGCGAGCTGCGCCAAAGTCAGCTTGGGTTGCCGCGTATCACTTGGCACCCGCATGTTGGCCACATCCTGAGATGGATCATAGAAGGCGGTCTGCAAGTCTTGTTGGTCGAGGAATTCTAGTAGACGCATGGAACTATTTAGTCAGCCACCCGGAGATGGCTCGCAGTGTTGCCTCAACATCGAT